CTGATACAAACATTCTATCTTTACCCATTATAACTGAGTTGTTTGATGTTGGTAAAAAAGGATTACTCCAAGTTCCTTCAGTATCTGTCCATAATGGTGTTGCTTCCTTCCAAATATAGAAAGGTCTAATACCATATCTAAAACTTATTTCGTATGTTGTTCCTGATTTAACATACATTTCACCAAGATTTGTAGTTGAACCTGTAACAAGTGTGATTGGAGTTCTTCTCCATCTATTGTTATTTAGTTGTAAACTTGCTGTTGCAAATGAACTTACTTCCGAAGAACCACTATCATTTGCTAAAGTTTCATATGCAAGAATATAGTTTGACTTTGAACCTGTTGGTGGATTTACCCATGCAACAACCTCATATGGCCATACTAATTCATTTACTTGGTTTTCTTTTACTGTTTGCATATTCTACTCTATTATATTATATAAAAAAGATAAGAGTGGGAGAAATAAATCTCCCACTTTATCTTCAATCACTCTTATTGTGAAACAGTTATTCCTGTTAACGCTCCCGCCAAGTTTGAACCAGAGATAAAATCTGCTGGTTGTGGTTCTTGTGCAGTGAAAGTTAAGGTATATCCGTTAGCATCACCTAAAGCAGTTCCTGACTGACCTTGTCCTGCGTTTAATACAGCACCGTTTCTTCTACCTACATAAATAAACTTCTCAGATGCAGCATCGTTGTTTGTTTCAACAACGATTTTTAAATCTGGATTCTGAGCAAGTATTTTTACTTGGTTTCTAGTATCGGTTTGTAATTTCGCGAACGCGGCATTTATCGTAGCCTCATAAAAGACTGTTTGGTTTTCAGTTGAACCGTTGATTGTTTCTGTGAAATCAGATGTTCCCCTTTGTAAATCAAACTGATAAAAAATTCCAGTTCCACTAATATTAGATACTTCATTTGCAGTATCTGTTACTGTTGAAACTGAACCAGAGAGGATATAAACCGCTTTGATTCCACCGGTATTGTCTCTACATCCTAGAGCAAATCCACTTGTAATATCACATGCCATAATTTTTCTCCTCCTTTAGTTAATGATTACAGGTTGTTAGTTACCCAGAATTCTGGATAAGCAACTTGAACACCTAGTTTAGTTACAATTCTATGTTTCAATTGGTCATCGTTGATATCATACCATAATTGGAAGTTATCAAGGTCTGAAATTAAATCAGTACCAATTACGATGTGTCTAGCTGGACCAGTTACGATTCTGTTAGTACCTGCTAATCCTACTGTACCAACAACTCTTAAGTTAGCAAATGGGTGCATTGCTGAAAGTAATGAACCTCTATTCTCTACCGTGTTAGGGTCATAGAAATAGTTGTTTGCTTTTCTTAATCCTACGATGTATTTTCTAAAGTTAGCGATTGACATAAATACTGTTAAGTCATCTCTATCTTGTACATCTACTGATAAGTTCTCTAACTGCTCATCAAGAATACCTAAGATATTGTCTGATGTTGGTGCAGATGAAGATACAAAAGTTGCAGCTGAACCTGAAGCTAATAGTGTATTAAGACCATTAACACAGTCACCACCACCAGTAGTTGCAGTCCAGATAAACTGGTCATTCTTCTTTTGGAAGTTAGCAACTAATTGAGATGCATATTCTTCTGCGAATGCATAAGTTTCAGGATAAGAACCTTCAGGTCCTAATAGACCAATATACTTCTTATCTAAGTCTCTTAAACATAGTCCATCGTATGAACTTCTTTGACATACTTCCAAATCTCTTTGAGTATATGTTACTGAACCTGAAGGTGTAGTTACACATCCAAATCCGTCTTGTATTTGTAAATCTATTTCTTGTAGATTTAGGGGTTCTTTATATTTAATCCCCTCTTTGACCGTTACATATTCCGCGGTAGAACCAGCGATTACTGATTTTACTAGGAATTCTCCAGCCAATTCATTGTTAAAATCTGCTAATGCAGATACGTTAAATCCTGCCATGATTTTTCTCCTTATTTTTTGTTTCTAATTTTTAATAATCTTTCAAATTGTTTCTTCTTATCATCATTAATTGGATTATAAGAATTATCAACTTTACTATGATTTCTGTTGTTAATTTCTGCTTTGGTTCTTTCCGCTGCAGGTGCTAATGCAAATTCTTTGACCTTAGTTTCAGTTTTAGAAAAGTTTTTCTTCATCTCTTCAATTTCGTCTTTCATTTCTTCAATGATAGGTAAAATTGTTTCAGCAATTGCTTTAATAATGATTTCTTCTTCTTCTAATACAACTTCTTCTTCGTGTTCATCAAATTTCTCATCAGACTCTTTTGTTTCAGTTTCAGTAGTTTCTTCTTCAGAGAAATCTTTTTCCTCTTCTGTAGCTACTACTTCTTCTTCAGCCGCTTCGATTTCACCTTCTGAAATTTCAACTATTGAACCACCTTCTGTTTTAATAAACACACCTCCTTCCAAAGCATGTTCTCCATCTGGTGCTGGTACATTACCATCATCTGTTTTAACAAATATTGGTAATCCAACAGAGAGTTCTTCTCCTTCATAAGTAAGAGTAAGTTCTCCATCAGCAGTTAAAATTTCACCAAAGGTTTGTTCGTTAGCAACTTCAGACATTTCTTCTTTTGTTTCCTCCACAGTTTCTTCAACTGCTGGTTCAACTAAGTTGAAATGTTTTTTAACTAAATTTCTTAGTTCTTCGTTGTTCATAATAAACTCCTATTTTTGGTTTTAACATTAATTGATTTAGAACGAACCCTCTACCGCTTTAGAATCTATAACTCTTAATGTTGTTCCATTAGTAAGTTCATAAGTTCCATCTGGCAGTATAGCTGTACGCTCACCATCTTTTAGAATAAATACTACCAAGGTTTCGTGGTCAATTACTATCTCTGTTCCACCTTTAGTAGTTCGGTAATAAAACTGATGTTTAGAAGCATTTATCATCTTATCAGCAAAAAAGCCTTCAACACTAAATCCTTTTACTCTACCAGTCTTTACCCATTCCTCCCATACACTTGAATTTTTCACCTTCATAATTCCAAACCATGTACCTTTTTCATACTTTTCACCGGTTAAGGCATACGATTTATCTTTCTCAGGGTCTTGAACCAACCAAGATTCAACCAATACAACATCTTCCAACTTTATATCTTCACTATGTTCTAAATTAGTTTGGTCTTGATTTTTATTCATCAAGTATTTGTAAGCAATCTTTTCAATGGTTTCTTCGGTAAAATATACCCAATACTCCCCATTATTTTCATCAAAACGATATATCAACCTACGAGGTATCATAAGAGGACCTGCTATAAGTTGTTTCTCATTTTCAAATTTTATTTTACTAAATGCAGTTTGTGTTGCATTTTTATCTATTAAAGTTTCTGAATTGGGGTTTCTATTCATTGTAGGTTTAGCATTAACAGAAGAAGATTCATCTACACTTCTTTGTTCTGTTTTTCTTTCCCTATTATCATCCCCCTTCTCATATACTAATCTTGTCCAATAATGTCTACATCCATAAGAACCTTTGTATGTAAAAATATCATATACACCAAATTGTGAATTTTCTCCACTTATTGACATATTGTTAATATCTTCTTTTCTAAAGACAAGTCCTTTATCTAAAACCTTTCTACAAAAAGTTCTATTCTTAGAATCCTTTGGACCAGTATATTTGTATCTAATTCTAAACTTACCATAATCTTCTATGGAAGGTTCGTTGGGTTTAGAAGATATTGCGAACTTTTGTTCATCTTCTACCAATACCCAACCTGCCTTCTCGAGCTCCTCTTCACTCTCTCCTATCTCATCCAAGCGTTCTAATATTTTATCTTGAGTATCTTGAGGTAAGTCTTGTATATATTTGTTTTCTCCCATTATCTCTCGGAGAATGTATTCTAATACTATATCATCAATATATCCTCTTATAACTTCTATATGTCCATCCATATAGGATATATCGTGTTTCATTCCTAGTAGTTCATCAATCTCTTTCATCAAATCTTTAAAATCATCTAATAGAGTTTGTGCTTCACCTAGTTCTTCTAACTCTGCAACACCTTCGTGTATTACATCGTGTTCTATCTTAAATATATTATCTGCTATTTGTGCTGCAGAACGAATCATACCTGCTGTTTCTTCATCAGGTTCCATTTGTATTAAGTGTAAGAAAGTACCGATAGCTCCTTTACACATATAGAAGTATTTAGTTCTATATCCTAATACATCTATATTTTCACCTTCATCAAAGTTATCAGGTTTCTTAATTTTTCTTAAGTTTTCAGTATATTGTCCAACTAACTTTCCGTCAACAGTTTCTATTAAAGCTGCTGGCCTATCTTCTGTTGGAGACAATTCGAAATCTGTTCCTGGTACTTTTAGTTTACCACTTACTCGTAGTTCCTTAATTTGTCCTCTTCCTCTATCTGCATCATCACCTCTACCCGCGAATGTCCAAGATACATAATCTCCTACTGAAAAACCACCTGCATTTTCTACAAATACATCTTGTGGAATTATATCACTACCTGTTGGTATATAATCTCCTATATCTGCTACATCTATCTCTCCTTCAAACAAACCTAATTCTTTTAATTTAGATTCTGCCCATCTCTTTCCACTTAAACCTCCCCATAACATATATGAAATGTATCCACAAGATGTAGTATCTCCTTCATCATAATAAACTTGTGCTCTTGATAAATAAGAGTACATGCGTTTAATTGTTTCTACTGAAATTTTTTCTTTCTTAGCTAATTGTTGTCCTCTCACCTTGCCAACCTGAGTTGCACATTTATTTCCTTGTTTCTCGTTAAGTTCAATACCTTTCTTAGCGTTGTTACTTACTGAATCAGGATAATCACTATAAGATTCAAATAAATGTTTCTGTGAAGAGAAATAGACCCAGTCGGATTCGATCGCTGGTTGCTCAACAAGAGCAATACCATCAACACCTGAATCTTCATCAAACTCATCTATTTCTAATGAAATGATTTTAGGAGCTTTGTAATTTTGTAATTCTTCTATATCCATCTAGTATATTATATAGATATATAAAGAGTGGTTAAGTTTTTTTAATTTCTACCAACAACTCTTCTTTGTGTAATTCTAGCATTTGCTTCTTGTGCAGATGTTACCTCACCAGCAATTACATATGCTCTTACAGGTTCTTGTTCTCTTGATGTTGCATCTGCAATTCCTAGTTGTTGTTCTGTTGGAGTTTGTGAAGTTGGTGTAGTTGGTATTTGTGCTCCTCCACTTCTTGGTAATGATGGAGCTCCACCACCACCTCCACTACCACCAGGTTGTGCTTGGTTTATACTTCTTAATGATGCAATCGTTGTAGCTCCTAATAATGCAAATTGTGATGCAATATAGAAAGGAGCAGCAAATGGTCCTCCTTCTTGAGCAGCTTTTATAATACCTACACCTGCTTGTGCTGCATCTACAAGAACATTAGCTGATGCTACTGCTTTTGATTCTCCAAATAGAGACATTAATGCTCCTTGGAAATTATCTATTGTTGCATTCTGTATTTGTTCTTTTAGTAATGCTTCTTCTTCTGTGATTCTTATCTTTTCATCAGCAGCTAGTTTTTCTGCTTCTGTTTCTGCATTTAGTATTTCTAGTTTTCTTGCAAGATAGTTTGCATCTAAATCTTCTTTGGATATATTAAACTCTTCTAACTTTTCTAATTTAGTTTCATACTCTCTATCAAGTTTTTCTAACTCTGCTTCAAACTCTGTTAAACCAATTAGTTCAGCATCTAACTTTTCTTGTTCTGCTAATGCTTTAGCATCCTCTTCTCTTTTCTTTGTTTCATCAGCAATCTTTTGTAATCTTGCTTTTTCTTTTTCATCAGCTTCTTTTTGTTCTTGTTCTTTCTTTTCTCTTTCTTCTTTTCTCTTATCAGCTGCAATCTTATTGGCTTCATCTATTGCATCTTGTTTTTGTTTTAGTAGAGTAGCTTCAAATACAGCTAAATTGTTTTCTGCATTCTTTCTTTCTTCTGTTCCTTCTTCTGTAAGTTGTATTAGTTTTTGTAGTTTCTCTCTTTCTAACTCAACAGTTTCTTCACCTTTTGCTTTTCTTAATGCAACTTCTCTATCAATATCTGCAATCCTACTATCAGTAGCTTTCTTGAACTTTTCTGCTGCTTCTTCTTCTTCGGTTGCAACTAATCCAATAGCTCTACCAACCATCTTAAAGAAGTTAACAGTTTTTTGTAATGCTTTGTTTAGAGGTTCTATTGATTTAATTACACCTCTTACTTTATCACTAAACAATATAAATCCTGCAATTGCTAAACCAATTGCTGTAACAATCAATCCAATTGGATTTGCTCTTAATACTAAATTGAATGCTTTGTTAGCTGCAGTAGCTATCTTTGTAGGACCAGGTAATTTAGCTATAAATCTTGATAATTGACCTACACCTTCTCCTACATCTTTTAAACCTATACCTAATGCAATAGCTGATGCAGCTTTTTCTTCAAACTCACCGAACTTCTCTGATTCAATACCAAGTAATCCTAATCCACCAACTACACCTTGTACTGTACCACCTAGTACTTTAAGAGAACCATCTACAGCTTGTATTCTATCCTCTCCTTTTATACCTTCTATTTGACGATTTACTTTCTCAAGTTCTGCAGTTGTTTCTTGAGACCTTTTAGTTAAATCTTGAAATGCTTTTGAGTTTCTATCTACATTCTTCAGTTCTTCGTTAATCTGACCTAACTCTTCTTCTAATTGTCCAAGAGTTTTTACCGAATTATCAGTATTAACTTTAATGTTATATTGTATAGTTTCTTGTGCCATATAATAAATTATATTTTTTATAAAACATTGGTATAGATAAATCCACTATCTAAAAATATATATAAGTATATACAAGTGGTAGGTTACTACTCAAATTATGGTTCAACTCTGAACTTCAATTATACTCACTTTGAACTTACCACACTAACAAGAGGGGCTTCGGTCCCTCTTTTCGTTTGTATGACACGATGTCATGACAAATTGTCAGTATAATTTTTTATGTTTTTCTGGATTGCTATATATTTATTAGTACGAGTATAATTCAGTATTGCAGGAAGTACATATAATAAACAGCTGAACATCTGTATAAGGTTCTAAACTTTAGGTATCCACTCCTATTGGTTCAGGTAAATCTTCTTTTTTCTAATCTTAACTATCGCAGCAGCAGCACTTAATAACTGACAAGTATAAATTAAAATTAGCAACCTTGTACTGCAGCACTGCAGCACTACCTGAGTGTTTAAGTTCGAGGTTGATGCATTTATTTTTAAACTTAACCACTATATAAAAAAATATATAAGTATATATAAAACTTACACTATGAGTATTTGGTACTACTTAAAAGCAGAAGATATAAAAGGTTGGGTTAAGAATATAAAAAATAAAAAGTTATATTATCAGCTACAATCACAATGCTTACATAGAATACCTATGTTAAAAACTTCCTATGAAAGACTCAAGAAGCAATACACATAAGATTGAGACATTACACTCTATTATAGATGAATTGCGTTTAGAAAGCAGGAAGATAGAGTACAGTTATGCATTTGATAGATTGGTTAGAAGAATAGATAAACTAGAAGAAAGAATAACCAGCCTTGAGCAAAAGATATAATTTAATACATAAAGTTACAATATATGGCAAAATTAGTTTCAGTTAAAGCTAAGAAAGGTGAACACTTCAACAAATTACTTTCAAGATTCAAAAGAAAAGTTAGAAAATCAGAACATCTTATAGAATATAGAAACAGACAAGAGTATCTAAAACCATCTGTTGTTAAAAGAAAACAAAAGTTAAATGCAATCAGAGAACAAGAACTTTTAAGTAAGTTAGATAAAATAGAAGATGGAGATACAACAGTAAAATTATATTCTAAGAAAAGAAAGAAATCTAAACCAAGTAAAAGTGAAAATAAACAAAACTAAAAGAGAGCATCTTATGACAAATGCACATTATAGAAACTACGATAAAAAGAAAGAAAGTATAAAAAAGAAATATCCTAAATCAATATTTAAAAAACCTAGTCCAGGTAGAACAATTGATGTATATACTGATGAAGAAAGAAAATTATATCAAGCTTATCTTAAAGAATTAACAGATTTATTGTTTGAACCAGATGGTGATTATCAGAAGTTTACTTGGGAGATTCTATCAGAACAAGATAAGATGATAATGGAAAGAAAAGCAAGAGGAAGAAAATGGCATTACGATTATGATTGAATTAGTTATACCCACACTTTATAAAGAACCAGCATTAACAAACTTAAAAGAGATGTTACCAAAGTATCTTAAATACGATTTGGTTTCTCATGTACATATTATAGATAATGGTTTAGCATTTGATGAACACTTTCCTTTTTATGAAGATTTAGAACCTAAATTAAAAGTACACAAACCACAGAAGTATAATGATTGGATGATTAACAAAGCTTGGAACAAAGGAGTTGGGTTTTGTCAAGACCAGAGTATTGTTGGTATTTTAAACGATGATATTATCTTTGATGTAGATATATTTGAATATATTGCATACTTTTCAGAAGGTATGGGTATTTTAGGTATGCACGATACAAACTATAAGTGTGAAGAAAAAAGATATGAAATAGTAGATATACCACAACATTGTATGGGTTGGGGTTGTGCTATATTCTTTGATAAATGGAATTGGAGTATTATACCTGATGAAATAAAATTATTCTATGGAGATACTTGGCAGTTTCATATGAACCAAGTTCCTTGTAAAGCTCTTAAAGGAGTTCCTATGAAAGATAGTAGAATATCTGCTACTTTATCTAATGGTGAGTTAATTAAGGGATTTACAGAACAATACAAAAAAGATACAGAACAGTTTAACAAACTAGCTCAACAAAAAGATTATAACTTAGGTTATATCAAGCATGAGTTTTGACCTACCTTCTGTATCCACTCATAGTACTTATAACTAGCTTTACTTTTATCAGCATCTAACAAGGTGTATTTGTATGGTAATCTTTTATCATAATCACCTTTAAAAAATAATTTATTTCTCATATTTTCTACTATACCAGCATTATGGAAGAATGGGTACTTTTCCCAATCTTCTATTGGGTTAGTAGCAAACATAAAATTAAACTCAGGTACAACTCTTGTACTAACACCTCTTTTCCATCCAGTCCATAATTCAGCCCACATACTCATTGTCCAATGTTGTAATTCGTGATAAGATTCACCCTTCTTTTGTTTTTCAAATTTTATCTTTTGAGATATAATTGGTACTTCTTTCCAAAATCTCATAGATAAATTATAAACATCTCTCCAATATTTACTATCTACTTTCTTTATAAGTTTCTGTGCTCCGCCCGAACCACCTTGATTATAAACTACATATCGTTTATCTATCTCTGCTATTTCACACATCTTATCTAACACCTCCTCTCCCTTACTTCTTATATACTCAGCACCAATGTAAGAAATGGTGTTGGACAAATACCAATGGTTATCTTGTAAGAATGGAATAAAATCCATTGGTTTTGTAAATATAAAATCTGCATCATGAAAGAATACAGCTTCATTATTTAAATGTGGATTCATTATCCAATGTTTCTCTAACAGATGTGCTTGTAAAGAAGGTGGATAATTGTTATCTAATGGTCTTGTATCATAATAAAACCAAAAGTTAACTGAGGGGTATTTGTTTTGTAATTTTTTCCAATCTAAAGGAACTTCTTTCCATTCCCTATCCAAACCATTAACTAAATGTATTTGTTGAGGAGAAACTCCCATATGTAGGAAATTTTCAATATATACTTCGCATTCCCAAGTGTATCTTGGTATTGCTGGTTGACACGATAAGTAAATCATAATTATACTCTTTATATAATTATATATATTTTTGGAGCTTGGTTAATTTAGATTCCATGTAAGGATTGGAACCCATTTCTTGTATATAATCTTCTACAAATAAGATAGCTTCTTTTACTGTCTGACAATTTAAACCATCTATCTTAATATAATCTCTATCAGTATCATCAATAAAAATATCTAAATAATATCCTTCAGGTGATTTCCAAGTAGCACGATGTTGAACAGATGATTGAAAATCAGAATCAAACCAATTAAATCTACCATTATCAAATAACGGTTTACAACGATTAACAGAATCTATCTTAACATCTATCCATGTCTTTGTGTATTCGTTCTCTAAACCTTGTTTAAAACGAGAATAACCACCTAATATAACCATATCAGGTATAAGTTTCTGTATAGATTTTATCCAAGTATCTATACTCATTAACAATTTGTTCTAGCAGTTATAACTCCATTACTACCTACTGTTACAACTTCAGTACCATCAGTATAGAAGAATGCAGGAGCTGGACTTCCTAATAAATCTGTATATATCACACTTGTAATAGAGAAGTTTGGAACATCAAAGTAGAATGAACCACTTGGGTTAGAACCAAAGTTAGAACATACAGTTGCAGGAGATACTGAACCATACTCTAATGTATATGGACCATAGTAACATTGGTCGTATTCATACCAAGCTCCACTTGTAGATGTTACAACCACAGAACCACTTAATGCACATATTGCAGTTCCTGAATCTGGTCCAAGTGTTACACTTTGTTCTACACCTTCACAATCATCCCATTCAAATCTACAACTTCCACCAACTGCTCCACTTCTACAATCTAATTCATATTCCACACAATCTGCTGGATTTATAGTAGTTGTAGTTGAGGTTGTAGTTGTTGTACTTGTGGTAGTAGTACTTGTAGTAGTAGTTGTAGTTGTAGATGTTACATCACCACAATCAGTTCCACAAGGTGAAACAGGAGACATTTGAGTAGCAGTTCCACTTGCAGTCAATACTGTTACTGTTCCTCCAGCTTCTACACAAGCAACTGCTGCAAAATCAGGTGCTACATCATAAATAACTTGATTACCTGCACAACAATCAACTTGGAACTGACAATCTCCACTTGCATTCGAAGGACATTCTAAATCCCACTCACTACAAGGAGATGTAGTCGTTGTAGTAGTAGTTGTGGTAGTACTCGTAGTAGTTGTACTTGTGGTAGTAGTAGTACTTGTTGTAGTTGTTGTAGTAGTAGTAGTATCAGAACCACTAATTACAAAGTTAGTACATTGTCCTAATGATTCTAACTTAACACAATCGTATCTATCATCTACTGACATAGTAGCAGTAGAACCTAATGTAGGTAAAAACAATGGTGAATCTGTTGATGCTGTATAAGAACCTGTACAATCTAATGCATAAGATGCACTATAAAAAGGTCCTGATTGGTTATGTTCTGTTAATTCTACTGTTATATCTATAAATGCCATAATCTATTCTTTTTTTATTGTATTGAACCTGATACTAAAATATTATTGGTTATTAACTGATTACATAAGTTTTTATGGTCAGTAAATGTTAGAGGTTCATCCCAAACAAAGATACCATATATATATCCTCTCATCCCTTCTGTCATTCCTTTATTAAAACCATTACCAATTGTATTATCCCATTGATACGATTTATCTGTTCCAAAGTTTATTGTAAATACTCTTTGTCCATATTCTTCACCACTAGGTACAGTATTATACGGTCCTGGGAATTGAGTTGAACCAGTTCCGCAAGTGTTTGTAGTATTTACCTCTCCTACATCATAGTGTGTATCAGTTTTAGAATCAAATACATAATAGTTTGAACCACTCATTATATTACTACTTCCACCTACCTCATCTTTTCTAATATATCCATCATTACCTGGTTCACTATCATATCTTGTATCCATATTTCTCCAATCAACTAAATATCTATTACCTGCAAATGAAGCATTAATTGTGTCCCACACAATTGAATATGCTTTAATAGAAGGAATACTTCCACTAACTGCAGTTGTTCTAATACCACCCTGATTATTACCAGCACTACCTTGGTCATTTTTCAAAAACACAGCGTTTCTTATACTACTAAATGTTCCTTGTGTATTATAAACAGCATTTTTATTCAATCTACCATAATTACTTCCATTAGTTGTATTACCACTAATATCAAACCACCTACCATTTTCAAATGATGTCACATATTGTCCTTTATGTCTGTAATCATATTGAGAAACATTGGCATACATTAAATTTGATTGAGAAGGGAAGTATGTTAAACTTGTATCCTCTCTCAAATATCTACCAAATGCAGTAGTAGGTTGTACACTTTGCACACTACCACTTGCTCTTGCAAACATTGGTATTCTATCAAAACTACTTGAATCCATATAACCACCTAAACTTGAATGAACTCCAAGAGATGCTGTTTCAAACACACTTCCAGTTGGTAATGATAATGCAGTTACAGTTTCTAATGATTCTGTAATATTAAAGAAATCAACCTCTTCTAAAGTTCCATAAGGAATATTGTTAAAATTAACTGTTCCTATTTCACTAACTTGTCTTGATATAGGTATAAATGTAGGACTATAATTACTATCATTTAAAACAGTAGCATCGTTTCCATATGGACTTTCAATCTTATATGCTACACCTGAATTTGCAGATGTTTGTGTATAATCATAAGTAACATACCTATCTTCACAATTCCAAGTATCTATAATCTCACCTGATGAACTAACTTGATAAACCACTCCACTTGTTAAAGATTGCCAAGGTTTTTCTATTGCTATCCAATCATTTTGGAAACCACTAGATGTCAATACAGTAAATGGAGTAGTAAGGCCAGAGTTAGAATATAATTGAACTCCTACTGCAAGTGATTCGGTTGTATATGCAAAATTATCAAATGCATTAATACCTTGTGTACAAACAGTACTTCTCTCATTACCAACACCAAATAATCTTGATGTGAAATGACGATTTGTAACATCTTCACCTTCATAATTAACTTCTAAATCAAGTGAATATGAAGTTGATAATTCTACATTGTTATTATTATCCATTAAAAAAGTAATAGTTTCATTGGGTGATGTAGTAAATGATGAAGCACTTAAAGTATTTTCAACACTTCCATCTATTGTTAATGATGCTGTATAAGAATAATCTATTAATGAAGGATAATCAAACTGCCATTGTGCAGAAATACTATTTAATTCAAATGGTGTTATTATAACTTCATTTGATGAACTAACAACTTGTGAACCGGAACTTATATTATGTATTCTAAATAAATCATTATCATTATCACTAAATAAAATAGCTGAACTTGAAATATTAAACTGTGTATTGTTATCAACATCTAATGTAAGATTTCTAACAAAACTATCAGGTTCTTGTATTTCCCAATCTACACTAATAGTTGAGTATAAATCTGTGTCTATTAATCTATCTACAAATACAGATGAACTAACATATGGTGCAAACCCAAAATTAATACCCAATAAACTACCATTACCTCTCCATCTTGCAACCCAGTTTGTTTGTTCATCGTTTGATGTTATAGATGAAGTAAATGCAACAGAACCAGTTAGTATATCTAAACTTGATGTAATATTATCTCCAATCACAATTGGTGCATAAGTTAAGTTTTCACTATCCCAATTTAGATTTAATTGACCATACTGAACTGAACTACTATTGTATGAACTTAGCTCTATAATTTTATTTGGAGCTGCAGTTGTTGTAGTAGTAGTAGTTGTAGTTGTACTCGTAGTAGTAGTTGTTGTAGTCGTAGTAGTTGTAGTTACTTCTAAGAAATCAAAATCACAAATAATATTTGGATAACCAGCATCATTTATTGTAATTAACTCTAAACCTACTACATCATTGTAATTTAAGTTATATCCTTTTATTTTATTTATTCTATACCACTTATCTTCTACAAAGATTTTATCGTTTAACGCAATGTTTCTAATCTCATCAGGTTCAAACTCTATTTCACAGTTTAGTACCTTACTATTAGTTCCATATAAATCTTGTATATACGAATCCCAATAAGTTGTATATGATGTTATAGAACCAGTTGCATTTACATCAAATGCTGGTGGATAAAACGATTCGTTAAAATGTAAGTTATTTGTAGAACCACTTACAACAGGTAAAGTATCATAGTTTGATATTGTAGCATAATCTTGAAAAGGTTTTGCATTATTTCCTATAAACGAACCTGTTGATAAAGTATCGTTTATCTTATATCCTAATCTTGGTTTAAACTTAAATGTTTTTTTACCAACTTCACTATTATCTGTTTTATATAATTGTGGTATTAAATTAGTTTGAGTACCACCTGGTAGATTATCTAATATAACAGGTCCAAAGTAATCACCTATATTTCTTTCTCCTTGTGGTACATCTGATGCAGAATTTACTACCTCTGTTCCCCATTGGAATCCTTCTGCATTATCTTGAACTTGTTTAGATAATTTATCATTATCTTTGTTATCTTCGTATATCAGAGTTTTTTGTTGATTACTTAAAGTAGAACGAAGAGATATTCTATCTGCATTCTGTATCTTCTTTGTCCAATCTACTTTCTTACCACTATTTGACCAGTTGTTAAAAGTTTCTATCTTTAAAACTCTGTTCTCTGTATATACAGGTTCTATTACTAAATTTAACTTTTGTATCAATCCTCGTAATATATCTATACATTTAGTTTGTGGTTCAAACTGGTCTCCTACTTTGATTGTACCTGTTTCATAATCTTGTGGAGCATTTAAAGTAGCAAAGTTAGAACCACTTAATATACTTGCAGTAAGAACACCAGCTCCACCACCTTGTACATATTTCATTTGTAGTTGTACTTCATCGTTTAACGAAAGATTTACAAAATCAGTTTCTACATTGAATGAGCCAGTTATTTCTGTTGGTGAAAACGATGTATTACCTAAAGTAGTATTTGTAGTTATATTTCTTATTCTACCAAGTAATGTAGGATTAGTATCCTCTGGTTCTATTTCATAGTTGATTGTACCTGTAAATCTATGAGTACCTGTTTTACCAACTGTATATGTGTATGTTGTTGGGTTATATGTATTTGATTCATCAAACACTTCTGTGTTTATACTTGCTGTTACATACCCATCAGTTTCTATAATTCCTGTCTGGTCTGCAGATGAACTAGCAATAAAACCAAATGAAGTAAATCCACTACCTTTAACAGATAAATCTTCTGTTTGTTTAGGTAATATATATAAATTCTCAAAAAGAGGTTGTAGAGAAGATGAGTAAGTAAATTGACCTTGTTCAAATATTTTATCTAATACTACCGATACTTTAATAGCAGGTGTTAATTGTCTTACTTGTAAAGGTGAAGATGAGTTGTTTATAAATCCTACTGATGCAACATCTCCTGCATCTATCGCAACATTTGGTAAAGAACCTGTTGTTTCTGTACCATCACTACCCATATCAACTAAAGGATAATAAACTGCAGATGTTGTTATAGAACCAGTAGTTACTAAATTACCCTCCCAAGAACCTGTTACATTTTCAACTGTAAAGTTATGTGTTAAATCTGCCCAATTTAAATCACTTACAGCAACTGTTTTTATAGATTCATTAAAAGTTACAACACTATTGGTTATTGTAATCTCGTAGTTATATCCTCCATTTGGTGTTTTAACTACCTCATCTAAAAATAAACTACCTTCTAATAATGTATTTGATTTAGATATAACAGATGCATTTACTGATTCACCTAAACCAGGTACTCCAGTCACACCTACTTTATACGCATGTTTAAAAAATCTATTGTTCTTCTTAGAACCAGGTAAAGTAAATTGTTGTGATGTTGCACCGAATACTTCTCCAATCTCTCCATTTTCTATTGCAGATATATCTACTCGTATTGGAGTATCTTCTAATACATCCAAATCATATATTACACCATCATATTGAGCTCTAATGAATGCCATAGTTTATCTTCTTGATTTAGATTTATTTGCGTATTGGTAATTTATTCTATATGTGAATAGTTTTTGTCCTCTTGGATTTGTTTTCTTATCTACCAATGTATTTGTAATAATCACAGGTACAAACCCATTATTGTATTGTACATATACAGAAGGAGATTGGAATAACTCTAACAACCACTCTGATTCTTCTGTTGTTAACCAATCAGTTTGTGCTCCAAAGTTTTTAGTTGTTTGTTTATTGTATATCGTAGTTCCTCTTCTTGCTTTATCAAAATTAACTACACCATTTGTTGTAGAATAATTTACAAATTCTTGTTCGTAAGTATCTTGTACATAAGTTTGGTTTTCTGTCTTTGTTAAATTAGCAGTATAATAATCCCAAGTACCTACTTTGTTTATAAATGCAAATCTTGTTCCATTATCACCAATACAAGAATCTAATTTGTTAAATCTTCTATCACCTTCATTTACATTCGCAACAACTGTATAATAAGACCAGTTATTAGCAGAGAATACAGAACCAAGTGTTGCATCATTTATAAAGTTTTGAGGACCTGTTGGATAATGTACTAATTTACTAGCTTCACTATCATTGTGAGAACCACTAAAAGTATTTGTAAAGAACTTCTGAGCTAATATACTATCATTCTCATTATATATTGTTACTCTGTAATTTGTTACAAAAGAGTTAGATAAATTAAAATGTGAAAGAGTACCATAATCTTCTAATCTTACATATTGTGTGTTTGGTGAGTTAGAAAGAAAATCATTAAAGTAAGAACCTGATTGCCAGTTCATTCCATCTACTAATTCTTCTACTGCAGGATAAACAGTTAAAGAAGATGTTACTTGCGAAGCTGATATAATTAGTGAAGAAGATGGTGATGTTCCATATTCTTCTCCAAACTCTATACTAAATGTTCTTGTGTTGTTGTTAGATGAACTAACTATTGTTGGAGTAGTCCATACCTCATCCCAATCAGTATAATCGTGTAAAACATCACTTAATTCAAATACACCAAAATTGGATGCATTACTTGGTTGTTTTATTCTTACTAATTGTGTTGTACCTGTTGCATCCTTTACATCACATATATATTTTGCTTGGTCTGCTAAAGTTAGACCTGTTAAAGAATACACAACAGTTGCTTGTGTTCCATTTGGGTTTGTTGGTTGTTGTATGAATGATACTGCCATTGTTTATACTTTTGCTCCATTTAATTTAAATAACTCTATAATCTCTTCATTTATATCCTCTGCACCTGCTTCTAATAATTTATCAGAATAGTTTTCTACACTTCTATTTACTGCTGGTACAATAAAAGGTCTAGGTCTAAATCCTTTCTGTGCTATTGATTTACGAACAGCAAAAGGTAAAGGTCCTCCAATCACATCTTTCTTAAACTGACCTGGTGAAAAAAGAGATTCTGGATTTGGAGAAAACTTTCCAACTCTACCATTTACACCACTATCTTGATAAAAACCATAGTTCTCCATTGTTAAAGAGAAGTTAGGTTCTTTCTCATCATCGTTGTATCTTACCTGTACAGAGTTTGCAAGAGTACCTGTCTTAAAAAGACCTTCATTGATGATACCATCTTTCAAGTTATCTTGTAAGAACTGTGCAAGTTGTTCTAATACTTCTCTGATGTTTTTTATTTCCATTTCTTATTCTTAATAAAATAAAATATTTCTTTTCCTATTACACCACCTATACCACCTACTATACCTAAAAACAATGCAATTCCAGCATCATAAAGAGTCATCGTGTAAATTGATGTAAATGTAAATCCGCTGAAGAATGAAAAGTTGTTATTCATAATCTATGCTATATCACAATATGATATTTCCTTACTATCTGTTATAATTGTTGCCGTCATAACCCAACCTACTGCTTTATCTTGAAACGCTTCTACAAGAGGAACTATATTATTCATCTGTATTTGTAAAGGGTATTGTACAGGTCCATCTAAGATATATGCGTACATATCATATAAACCTTGTTCTGTATTGTTAAGAACTATTCTCATATCTTCATCACCTAACTTTGGAACATCTAAAGAATAAAACTCAAAAGTTAATTCTCTCTGTCTACCATCTACACCAGTAAGACCAGGTGATGATAAAGGTCTCATAAATAAAAGTGGATAACCACGATTTACCGCAGCATCTATCTTATCTATACTACCATGGCCGAATCCCTTAAAGTAGTTGTGGTTGTTAACGAAATACTCTATCGTATTTACTAATTCATCGTATCTTACCATATTATTCTATCTCTAATTTAGGAATTGTTAAATCAATAGGTTTGATTGTATCTATTGCAATTGTATCTTTTGGTTTTTCACATACTTCTTTTACTTCAATGTTTTCTGTATATCCATATGCATAAGGTCTTAACAAATAAGCTGCTGAGATTATAATACCTAATAACACTCCTAATAATATTAACTTTTTCATCTTCTTTTATATTGATTTAATATTTGTTTTTGTTTCTTTTGTTCTTCTTTCATTATATCACCTTCTAACGATAACCAGTTTAACATTGTAACAAAGTTTACTTTTGTAACATCTTTCTCACCTGTTAATCTTAAGATTCCCCCATCTTTTGCAAGGTGGTGGAGTGTGTAGAACCATCCAAAATGTTCTTGAATACTTTGTCCATCCCCTCCTTCCACATCTTCTTCTCCTTCTGTGTTAACTGTTGGGAAGATTGAAGGAAATTGTTTGATGATTGAATTCCTATTAGCAAAAAAAAATTATATGCTCCAAGAGCAATACTCATAGGTAAATTCTTAAATATCTCTTTTCTCCATTCTCTCTTTTCATTATCATAATCTTCTACTTTATAATACTTAAAAAGAGTTTCTGTTTTACCTTGTATAAACTTTATATCGTTTCTTATTCTCCATTCAAAAGAATCAAACTTTTGTTCTACTATCGGTCTGTATATAATAGATATAACATCTAACACACTAGCTTTTTGTAGATGAGCTTCTAAATCTATATACTCACCCGCAGACATTTTAGATATAGGTTGTAATCCATACTTTATACCTTCAAACTCAAAGATAGGTAAAAAGATTGCTTGTGTATCAATAATCTTTTTGTGTAAATCTACATATATCTTTTGTAAACTTGATAAATCCCAACTTCTTATAAACTCCTCATCGTAAGAAGAAATAGCAGATACAATTCTTATAATCTTTTCTATTTCTGATAGGTGTTCAAACTGACCTAACTTTTGATAATGTTCAATTGTAAATTCAGTTGGTATATTAACTTTTATTTCTTTCATATACTTTATTATATTTTGTTTATTTACTTGGTATGGATAATTACCTTAATCCACTTATAACCAATTTCTTTCTTATTGGGTTTTCTATTCTATTCCAATTACAAATTGCAAGTGACATAACACAATCGTCGTGGAACCCAGCCATTGCTTGATAAGTTATCTTACCACTCGGTAAGTATTTGTATTGAAATGCATGTAACTCTTTGTATAGAGGTTCAAACAAGTTAGGTGATGGTAACTCTAATGATAAATCCGATATATCACTAATCAATCTTCGTATAATGTTTTCTTTACTTGTATTAGTAGTAATAAAAGGTTTTACTGATTTATATTTTTTTCTTATCATCTCATATACCGCATCTCCTATGGAGTTTGCTTCTACATACAATTCTGTTCTATATTGTTTACATAGATATACTACCTTATCAACGATTTGAGAGTATTCTAAGCCTCTTTCTCTCCACATATATACTATCCTTCCACTTGTATCCATAATCGTTAATACAGAGTAATCTTGTTTTGTACCAATATCAAGACCACCAACAGTTCTATCTTTTGTTCCTATCCATTGTGATAAATTACACACCTCATCTATGTTTGTAAATACTTCACCATCACCTTCTTGCCATTTAGCTTCAAACTCTTGTTCATATATACTTGGTGGTAGAGATTGTTTTTGTTCTTTTAAAAACTCTTCACTTACATAAGGAGATATAGAAGAAGGAGCAGTATAAGAATTATAGTTATCTTCACTACGATGAAAGTATTGATAAAACCAATTCTTTGATTTAGGAGTACCTGCAATCAAACACTTTTTACCTTTTGCTGTTAAAGTAGGTAGAATAGCTTTGTTAAATGCATTATCACTTATATCTTGTGCTTCATCTATAAAACAATAATCAATAGCTAGACCTCTAATAGTTTCTGGTTTCTCTGCTGAACGAAAGTATATTCTTGTACCATTTATAAGGGTTATAATCTTTTCTGATTTGTTTGCTTCCTTTGTTATAGGTGTTTGTTCTATTGCATCTATGATTTGTGAAAGAACTTTTACCGCCATTGAGTAATAAGGTGATACCCATAGTAAAGTACTCTTAGGTTTGTTTATTGCATAATACAATAACATATTGATAAGTAAAAGAGTTTTACCGATTTGTCTCCCACATACAAGCGTGTAAAACATATCCTCTTTCTTAAGAATATCATCTATAATCTTTCTTTGGAAATCGTAAGGTTTAAATCCTTTATATACCATATGGCTTATTTAGAGGTACGAATCGGATTCGAACCGATGTAAATGGTTTTGCAGACCATCTCCTAGCCTCTCGGACATCGTACCATTAGTTAAAATCAAATTGTATTGAACCTGATGTTTCTGATTTTACTTGTTGTTTAGTAGAATTTAATTTATCCCACTCTTCATTATCTGCCATCAACTTCATTAACGCTATCTGTAAAGTTGCATTATCTGAATTAAACCATTTATGTTTCATCTTTACCTTCATCGATAATCTATTTAATTCTATAGCATCTTTTATACTGTCCAATTTGTCTAACCCTTTATTGTAAAATGTAGCACGAGTTATAGGTAAGAATGCAACTACCTCAGTAATCCAAGTTAGTTTTTCTTTCTTGATTGCCTTTAAAGACATCTCTTCTAATTTCTTTTTTGTATATCTTAATCCCATAAATCTGTTTCTAAATCGTTTTCTTTAATAAAATCTTCATATGCTCTTAATACTTGTGGATACTTTAAACCTTCTACTGTAATTGTATTGTTTTCTTTTAATTCTTCTTGTAATGTTTTCTTAACATTCTCATATGAATCATCTTTACCAAACTTTATCATTTTTTTCTTACTTTATTTCTTTTGACAGGTTTTACAGGTACTGCCTTTGCCTTTCTTTTCTTTATACTCTTTGCAAGTTTATCTACATCTACCTTAACAGGTTGTGTACTAACTTCTTCTATCTCAATAGGTTCTACATACTTATCAGGTAAGAGTTGTTTCATCTTAGCAGATGTTTTAGTAAATTCACTCCATTCTATACCATTTATAAAATTATCTACCTTCTTATGTGTATCTCTATCTAAACAACCACAAGTTTTAGTAGTTCTACCATCGTTTGAGAATATCTGATATATATCATACATATGTCCTCTTTGCTCACCTTTCATTTGTTTACCTCTATGGTATTCAATATAGTGTAATACTTTTGCTTCTTCTTCTAATGTTAATTTATTTTTACTCATCTTTATAATCTTTACAAAATAATTTATTTAACCAAATTCTTCTTTCTTCACAACCACATGATTCATAACCTAACCATTCAACTGCTACTATATAGGCCCAATAATGACCATTACCAAATGTGATTTTGTCAATAATCCATTCAACTCTATCACCTAATTTTATTTTACAACCAAATTTCATTTTTACTTCCTTTGTTTCTTAAATCTTGAATTACCCATTTATCTTTTATATTGTCATCCCAAATTTGAGTTACCCATTTATCTTTTCCATTTACTTCAATTTTTTTATAGTAAATATTTTTTATACACCTTCTAATTACATGAGGAGAAACACCCCATTTCTTTGCTACCTTTGGCATAGATTTTAGTTTCTTAAAATCTTCTATAACCTCATCTCTGTGGAATCTTATGTACAATTTACCATTTGGTGTTGCATACTTTATAAGGTTCTCTCTTCTTGTAATTACTTGTAGATTCTTTATATTGTTGTTATGTGGATTACTATCTTTGTGGTCTATTTCTTTATCTGCTGGTATTTCACCTATAAATGTTTCCCATACCAACCTATGTATATAATGCAACTGACCCATTTGTTTAGTAGTACCATTTTTATTAAAAGTTTTTCCTCTTCTTGTATCTTTACTAAACAACCTTACTTGAAGATATTTCTTTTTACTTTGTGATGCTTTCTGTGGTTTAAGTTTTCTAGGTTTTAATCTTTTATAAGAATATACATCACCATCGGATGTAACCACATAATCTTCGAAACCTTTTATTTTTAATCCTAAACTATTCATCTTTCAATTCATTTAGATATTCTACTACTTGTTTCCTTATGTATTGTTTAAGAGGATTTTTAAGTGATATAACGGTTCTTTTTACCCATAACCACTTTATACCTTTAAATGTAATATATCCTATTGTAAAGGAACCTATTACTGCTAATATTAATTCTATGTTATTCATCATTTTTGTATTTGTTTTTGTTAAATGTTAATTGCATATTTTTCTTAATTAATTTTATATCTTTAGATATATGCACTCTATTGATATTATATTTTTTACTCATCTTTCTTTGAGATGTACCATTTATAAAATGTTGAGTTGCTAACTCTTTCTGATAAAAAGGTAATTTACCTATGTATATCTTCACATCTTTTGCAAACGAATCTACATCTACTTTAGGTTCGGTTTCTACTTTTATATATTCATGTCTATCTTCCAATTGTTGTAATTGGTTAGATTTCCTATACTTTAAGTGAAAAGGTGATGTAGATGAGTTATATTGTATGTAAGCCATCTTAATCAAGTAGTGTTGTACTTTATCATCAAGTAATAGTTGATGTGTGTAATCAGGTCCTTTTTCTAATAAAGATAAAACACAATCTGATATTAAATCATCTGTATTTGGATGGTTTCTTGTTACTGCCTTTATCTTTCTTTTAATCTCACCGAAATGGATTTGTATGTAATTGTTTATATTCATTTATACTCCTTTGTAAATATAAATATAACGAATTTCAAAAAACAGAAAAAAAAGAGGGTTATTTACCCTCTTCTCTGTCATTGAATCTTTTTAACTCATGTCCAATCCAATTTAGTGAATCTATAATTTCTTGGCCATCAAATGAATTTCTTGTTAATTCATCTAAACTGTCTGCAATGTTTTGTAATTTTTGTTCCATAATTTTTATTTTTTTTTGTTAATAATGTGGAGTAATATACTCCTTTGTAAGTATAAATATAGCAAAAAAATATTTTCATAAAAAAAACCAGCTATTTTCATAACTGGTTTTCTAAATTTAACAAGTAAAAAATAAAAAATGACTCAAATGTATTGAGTAAACATTTATATCAATAAATATATGTAATTTTATTTTTTGTTTGCGTTTTCTATGTTTTCTTTGTGTTGTATTAAGAACTCATCTATTTGTTCTTGTGTCCAACTTTCATGTCCTTCTGGTAGTGGCATAATATTCTCCTTTTTTAATTTTATATTCTATTTCTATATTGTTCTGCTTCTCTATCGTATGATTCTGTAGCAGAGTAATTAAAGTTTACACCATCTGCTAAAGTAAATTGTGCATAATCTTGGTCACCAATAGAACCCAAATTATTGTATGAGTTGTTTGCAATCTCATCACCATCTAATGCAGTTCTTTTATTTACTTTATAATCTTCTTTATAATAATAATGAAAACTTGGTTGTGTATCTAATATATCAAGTGGTTCTCCAAATGGTTGATTGGATACAACTTTCATTTCTTCTACATTTAACGAACCAGTCCAAAATGCCATCTGAGCTACTGAACTATTTGATGATGTCTGTGATACTGGTGCTCCTGTATCAGGATATCCATTTACACTCCATCTCCATTGTGAACCAGCTAAATCTGATAGACTATCAGTACTTGTTGTAGTGTTACCTGCTTGACCTTGTCTTGCTTGCCAACCACATGATGTTTGTGTTCCATTTATACAAGCAGAACCACTTGGGTGTTGAGTACCCATACTAAATACAAATGTATAAGGTTTACCTGCTTCTATTGGTGAGAACTGATTGTTTAAATCCGGATTAAAAAATGCATCTGAAGCATTAGCATTTCTATAACCCACTACCCAATTTTCTAATGAATAAACAAATCCTTGACCATCTAAATCAAATAAATCAGGAGCCCAAGTAGGTAAGTTGTTATTATTCAATCCTGTCATACAAGGCCATAATTGTAAATACCCATCATTTCCTTTACTTATTTGAAACATATTATTATCTCTTCTAATAAATGTATTAAAGTATCTATCAGAAATAACAAATTGAAAAGCTACTGTAAAATCATTACAATTATTAAAAAAAGTATTATTGGCATTAGGATTATCCATTCTATATCCACCAATGATATTTGTTCCTGAATTAACTGAAGAAGAGTTTCTATCTACCTCGTTGTTTATATTTGGTTTGTTATTTGCTAAGGGTGTAAACATATTAACTAAAGTTGTTTATGTAAGTTCCATATAAATAATTACCGAATCTTGTAAATGATAACATATCTTCTACACCATTTAATGGTGTTGGTATAAATTCATATCCTTGTCCAAACTTGAAATCAGATGAGAATGATATAGAACCACTTTGACCTCCACCGATTGGTTGTTTTACTAATACATTGATTGATTGTCCTTCACCACTAAACGATGATACATTTAAATGAGTATCAGTTGCATTTACAAGTTGTAAAGTAAATGTGTTACTATTTCGTAAATCAAGTGATGCAGTTTGTGATGAGATTGTTAAATCAACATTACTACCACCAATTCCTCCTTTAACATTAAATGAACCAGTTACTTGTAAATCATTTGTAGTTGAATAGAACGAACCTGTTTGTATGAATATACCACCTGCTACTCCACTTAATTGTGAACCATCACCAATGAATGCTGATGCTGATACATAAGTAGATGAACTAATTGGTGCAGTTACATTAACATTACCTTTTAAGTAAATTTGTCCATTTGTAGAACCAATGTTAATACCATCTCTTGCTTGGTATAAACCAGAAGTTAAAGTACCAATATTGATTTGTTGTGCTTCTGCATTGATTGATGTTGATTGGTCATAATCATCTTGAATGTAAAGTTGTGCTGCTCTTGAGTAACCAGAACCACTTGCTGCAACAGCAGCTTTCCAACCACCACCATTGAATATTTCTTCTGCACCTTCAAATGAACTTAATAGAGCTTCGTTATATAATGAACCATCATACCATCTACCATACCCATCAAAGTGTGATATAGTTGATTGAAATACATTATATGGTCCATTACCATCAACATCTGCAGCTTGATTGTTTAGATTAACTAATACTTTTTGTACTGCTGCTCCTGCTGTTGGATATTCTGGTTGTGAAGTAAATACATTGTTAGAACCACTTGCAAGTTGTATTCCACCTGTAAATGTATTTGCTGTATCTGTTCTTGCTATGTTTGTAGATATACCATCTGCTAAGGTTACTGAACCACTAAATACAGTATTTCCTTGAACTGTAAGTGTTCTACCACTTGAAAGAGTTGTATCACCACTTAAAGTAATAGGACCGTTTGTTGAACCTATTAAGATACCATCTACTGCTGTATATGCTGCATTACCAGAAGTACCAATAGCAATTCTTTGTGAATCCATGATTATAGATGTAGTACCATCGTAATCATCTTTTATTCTCATATCTGCATATTGTGCTGGAGAAGAACCACTTGAATATACTGTGAATTTGTGTCCTCCACCATTAAACAATCTTTCTGCACCATAAGTAAATCCACTATTGTATGCTTCTTCATACCAAGAACCATCGTACCATCTACCATATCCGTTAAAATGTGATAAAGTACCTTGAAAAATATTATAATCACCATTACCATCTACTGATAAGTTTTGTCCATTACCATCCCATAATGCCTTTTGTACAATTCCACTTGTTGGTATTTCTAATTGTGATTTAAAATATCCATTTGAACCACTAGCAGTTTGTGGTCCTGCAGTAAATGTATTTGCTACATTTGTTCTTGCAAATGAACCTGTTTCTGCTTCTTTTACAAATGAACCTGTTGATATTGCTTCAGGTACTCCATTTGAATCTCCTACCCATAGATATCCTTCTGTAATGTTTGGTAAATCATTTGTTCTACCACTACCTTGTATTACCAATTCTCCTTCAGTTCCATTTATCTTAGCGGCTATACCTATGTTTTGTATTAATTCAGAACCAGTTGGTTTTGTTGCAGTTAATCCACCATTGTTATTAACATATACTGCTGCTCCTGCTACTAAATTACTTGTATTTATATTTTCTAATCTACCAGCAATGTAACATTCACCACTAGCGTTATTTGAAAGTTCTTGATTTAATACACCAATTGCTGGCATTAATGAAGGGTTATCTGCTGATGCAGATACTATCGTAATATTTTCACCAACAACACCTGTTGCCTTTACTGCTGTTCCTGCAGGTAATGTTACACCCGATACATTCTTTACATTAATTACTAAATCTTCTGCTTGTATAGATGCTGATACATTATTTACCTCTATACTGAATTGTGATGCATCACCTTTTGTAAATGTAATAGTTGCATCTGCTATTGATGCTGTTGTTAGAAGTGAGCCTGTATCTACACTTCCACCTGGTATATTAACATCAAAAGTGCTACTATCTCCTTTTGTAAAGGTCATATTTCTAGTGCCATTATCAAATGATGCTGTTTTTAGAAGAGAGCCAGTTGCAACTGCTCCTGCTGAAATACCAGTTAAGTTACTACCATCTCCATAATAAGTGGATGATGATATTGAGCCAGTTACTTTTAAACTTTGTATTAAAGAACCAGTTCCATCTACTAAAAAATCATTATCATTCTTTTGTAGCAGTTGTTGAAATGATGCTGATATTGGTTGATTTGTTAAGTTATAATTTGCCATGTTATTCTATCCTCTTATTGTGGTAAATATTTGTATCGTGAATTCACTACTTTTATTCCCATTTGTTCTATGTTATCTCTAATTGTTTTTCTAAATACGATTGGAGATTTAAATTGTATTGATGCATCTGGATATATATCATCATTTGTTTCAGTTCCATACTCTGGAAATAAATCATTGTTAAAACACAAGTAATCTACCAATCTTTCAGAAAAGTATTCAGCTTTGTTTTTTACTGATTGTCTTTTCTTATCATATACTAACATATCCACAGAAAGTGAGTTATCTCCTCCTTGTGGTTGCAGTAATCCATTGTTTCTAGGTCTTAGGTATATTGATTCTAATGATTCATAATAAGACCAGTATAGTAAACTATCTTGTACATAATCATCTACAAGAGTTTTGTAATTTCCATCTAAACTTCCACTATTTACATCATTAATTACTTTATCATATAATTTTGTTCCTAACAAACGAGTGATATGAATTATCTGTGCTTCTCTTATTGTTGATTTAATAAGAGCAGGGTCTAAGTTATTGTTTATATCTGTAAATGCTTTTACTTTAGCTTCTGATATTAGTAATGTATTTTGCATTATATTATCTCCTCGTTTTTAGGTTCTTCTTGAATGTTTACGATGTTTTCTTCTATACCATCTTCTAAAAGAGTATCTTCACCTGCTTCTGCATCTACTGATGTTACTACTTCTGTTTCATCACCATCATCAAATATTCTTGTAGTTTCTACACCAAGTGTTACATCTATTCCATTTACCTTAAATATATCTTCAAATACAGTTAAGATATCTGATTGCATTGGTTCAATTACTGTTTTTTGGAAGTGAGCATAAGCTTCTAACATTTCTGTTCTTCCTCCTAATTGTCCTTCTGTTTTAATACCTAAAATCATAGGAGATGTAATCCTATGAGATGTAAGTATCTTTTGAGTGACCATATCATTAACAGTAGTGTAGTACCCATCAGCACCATTTTGTGGTATTGGTGTGATGACAGGTGCTTCTTCTTTGTTAGCAACATCCATATAAATAAGAGAACCAGCATTATCACTTCCTGCATAAGCATCTCTTAATTGTTGTTCTATGATTCCTCTTTCTTCATTATCTGCATTTGTAAATGTTGTAATTGATAACGAAGGAGCTAATCCATTTTTAATATTGTTTTTGTGGAAATTATCTATTTCTGCATCAAGTGCTATAATATTTAGACCTGAATGATAATCTGGTAGAGGATAATACCTCATACCTGGTTTGTAATTTCCAGCATATATCATTTGTGATGGAGATGTTCTATCTAACTTATTAAATCTAGGTATATAAGTTAAATCTTCTTTTGGTATTCTTAATCTCCCTTTATTTTCAAATGCAGATGAAATATAATATCCTGGTACAATTCCTCTGTGATTCATCTTATGTGCTCTGATGTAAGAGAAATCTACATGATATATTTCTGCAATTTTTGTTCTATCGTTAGACCATATTATTTCTAATGCAAATCCACCAAACATTGCTTTATCTAAAGCAACTTTTTTGAATATATCATTCCAACTTTCACCTTCTTTGTTTGCATGTTGTAAGATTGATTCATCTTCTGCAATCAATCCTTGTCCAACAATACCATCTTGTTTTGCTGATATTGCAGTACCATTTATAGAAGATTTATTATAAAGCTCAATTATATATTGTGGAAACTCATTTCCTTCTCCATAATATACAACATCTCCTTTATCATCCTCAAATACCTTTGATGTAGGATAATAATAATCTCCATACTTTGGTATAATAGTTAATTTATGTTTATTTAATTCTTTCATTACTATCCTTGATATATTGTAAATTTAGCATCATCGTTAGATGTTATGTAAAGTTTTTCTTCTGGAGAAACTGAACCTGATACAAACATTCTATCTTTACCCATTATAACTGAGTTGTTTGATGTTGATAAAAAAGGATTACTCCAAGTTCCTTCAGTATCTGTCCATAATGGTGTTGCTTCCTTCCAAATATAGAAAGGTCTAAT